CGGCGGAAAGCGCCGCGAATACCGCCTGCTGCAGGGCCCAGCTTGCGGCGCTCATGGCGCGTCCTCGCACAACAGGGTGATGAATTGCGCCCGCGGTCCATCGTCCAGCACGTCATGGATCAGCAGCGTATGCGCCGATGTCACCAGCCGCATCCCGGCGCTGACATCCCTGCGGCGCCGTGCGGTCACTCTATAATGCGCGCGCGACTCCAGCCGGTCGGGTCCAAATGAATCCTCGCCGCCGGCCGGGGTCACTCCGATCCAGATCTCGGCCAGCTCTGTCCAGGCCACGACGAAACCGCCGCCGCCATCGGGCGTGCGCGCCGCCTGTTCCAGCGAGGCTCTGGTATCGAGGTCGCCGACGCTCACAGCTTCACCACCCGGAACGGCGCCAACAGCGCCAGCGCCGCGTCGGGGGTGGGCACGGTGTCGTCGCCGCGATGGGCATAAAGCGCCGCCACGATCAAGAGGATCGCCTGGACGATCTCGCCGGGCACCGCATTCGCCGCGCCATAGCCGGCGGTGAAGGCAATCGCCACCGCGTTGATGGCGCGCGAATCCGCCAGCGCCATGCCTTGCTTCAGCATCACCCGCCCCGGCTGGGACGCGGCATCGACGGTATAGGCGCCTGCGCCGAGAACCGCCGCACTGTCGTCGCGCGCATACATCGTCAGCGACGTCACGCCCTGGAGCGGGGGCAGCGGAATCTCGGCGCAGGCGCCTGCCGGCCAGGCGTCGAGCCACAGGGTCCAGCCCTGGGTGACGAAGGCACGGCCGGTATGCCATTCGGCGCGGGCGCGTGCGGCGCTGATGAGGGAGGCGATCAGCGCATCGTCATCGCCGGTATCGACGCGCAGCCAGGCTTTCGCCTGGGCCAGCGTCACCGGCTCGGCGGCAGGGGGCGTGTTCAGTTGCAGGGGCATTTATATCTCGAGGAAAAGAAGAACCCTCGCGATGGGGGAGGCATCGCGAGGGTCCGATTGCCGCAACCGCGGCGTCCGCAACCTCAAGAGGCTGCGAATTTCATCACTTTGATGGCTTCGAAATTCTGCACCCCGCCGCCGACCCGCTTGGTGGTGTAGAACAGCACATAGGGCTTGGCGCTGTAGGGATCGCGCAGCACCCGTATGCCGATGCGGTCCACCACCAGATAGCCGCGGGTGAAATCGCCGAAGGCGATGGACAGGCTGTTGGCCGTGATGTCGGGCATGTCCTCCACCTCGGTCACCGGATAGCCGAAGATGGTGTTGGGCTGGCCGGCGGCAGCGCCCGGCTGCCAGACATAATTGCCGGTGGTATCCTTGAACTTGCGCACCGCCGCCTCGGTCTTGCGGTTCATCACCCAGCGGCCATTGGCGCGGTAGCCCTGCTTGGGGGCATAGGCCAGGTCCATCAACGGATCGGACGGATTGGTGGAAGCAAATGCTCCCGCCGCGCCGCTGGCGATATAGCCGAGATTGCCCCAGCTCCAGCTTGCATCCGCCACCGTGGTATAGTGCAGGAAGCCGGTGGGCTTGTTGGAGCCGTCGCCATTGACGAAGGCGGCGCCTTCCTGCTCGGCGAAGACGATTTGCACCTCGTCGGCCAGCCACTGCTCGATATCCACCTGGCTGTCGTCTAGAAGGTTCTGGGTCGCGGCCGGCATGGCGTAAAGCTCCATCGCCGGGAAATCGATCGCCGCCAAAGTGGGCGTGCCGGTCTGGCTGACGCTGTCGGTCTCGCCCACCCAGCCCGAGGCCGCGCCGGCGGTGGTGATGGGCTTGCGATAGACGCCGCTGCCGATCTGGCGCACGCTGGCGATGGCGCGGATGGGCGAGGCCTTGGCCAGCACCCGGTCGATGGTGCGCTCGATCTCCAGCGGCACGGTGTAGCCGCCATCGGGATTGGAGCCTTCGCTCATCGCCTTGATCTCGATGCTGTCCAGGCCGCCGGCATCGCCCTTGCGGACATAGCGGTCGAAGGCGGCCTTGCGCTCTTTCAGCGCCGGATCGAACGACTTGCGCTCGGCCCCCAGCGCCGGGCGGGCCTGGGCCAGCATCAGGGATTCGATCTTCTGGTTCTGCAGGTCCAGGGCCTTGCCGATGCGGTCGACTTTTTCCTCCGCCAGCACATCGGCGGAGCGGCGCTCGATCCCGGCCAGGCGTTCATCATTGCTTTGCTTGAACGCCTCGAAGCCGCGCAGAAAATCCTCGAAGGCCTGCTTGACCTCGGCGTTGGCGTTCAATGCTTTTGATTCCAGTTCCATGTCTTCTCCTTTGATCCTCAATTGCGCATCGACGCGCCGGCTGCACGAAAGACGCGGGCCAGATCGGTCGGCTGATCGGCGGCCCGTGTTCCAGTGGCCGTGACCTTCGAACCCGCGAGCAACGGGAAGGTCACGACCGAAATTTCCCAAAGCTCGATTTCCTGCAGCACGCGGCCCGAGGCATTGCCCCGCTTGGCGCGCACGGTGCGAAAGCCGATCGACAATCCGTTCAGCGCGCCTTCCGCCAACAGGGCGCGCACATCGCGGGCGCGCTCGACCTCCGCCGTCAGCCGCCCGCGCACATAAAGCCCGCGCGGGTCTTCGGCAATTTCCGTCCACACCCCGATGGGCGCGTGAGCAAAGTGCTGGTACAGCATGCGGATTTCCGCAGGGCCGCGGCGGCGCAGCGACGCGGCGAAGGCGCCCGGCGCCACAATGTCGCCGACCCCGTCCGGCACGCCGAACAGCGAGGCATAGCCCTCGAACTCGTCAGGCCCCAGGGGCGACAGGCCGGCATGGGTGTTCTTGCGCGCCAGCGGACGCCGCGCATAGGCAATCTGAACGGTCATGTCTTGAATACTCAACTGTCATTCCCGGCCGAGCGCCGCCCGCGGCGCGAGGGGAAGGGAACCCAGGTATTGATGAAGTGGATGTGTGGGACCAGCTGGGTCCCCTTCCCTCGCATCGCTCACGCGATGCTCGCCGGGGATGACAAGGTGTTTTCAGTGCGCTGGCGTCGTACGATCCAGCTTCGTTTCGATGCGCCCGAGGGAGTCCTTGATGCCGGCGACCTGCTCCTCGAGCACCGCGACCTTCTCGATCGCGGCCTGATCTGAGCTGAGGGTGCGCTCCAGGCTGGCGATGCGCTCCGCCGCGCTGCCCGCCCAGAACAGCGCGCCCGCCGTCTGCAACAAAAAAGCCGCCACAAGGGCGGCTGGTACGCGTTTTTCCGACTGTTGCCGGAATTGATCGATGACCGTCATGTGCTTACATCATTTCCCGAATAGGTGATCTTCGCCGGCTGGAAATCCCAGCCGCGCAGCAGCTTCAGCACCTTCTCCAGCGCATCCTTCACCGCGCCGCGCTGGATCGCCTCCAGCATCTCCTCGGTGTTGAGCGATGCTGTCGCCGCCTGGTGGCCGCGCGGGCCAGGCAGCGACAGGAACAGCGGCACCGAACTCATCACCCCCGTCACCACGAAATCCTGGAACCATTTCTGCCGCACGATGCGGTTCGGATTGCCCACCAGCATCAGCCCGATGCCGGTGGAAAGTTCGAAATCCTCCGAGATGCCCTCAGTCTCGACATAGGGCAGCACCCCCGATTTGTCGGGCCGCCAGCTATCGTCGAAAATATCCACCGTTCGCCAGGCACAGTAATAAGAGCGGCATACCGGATAGCGCGTCTCATAGATGGCGCAGCCCGTCGCCGCGCAATGCTTGCATTTCGAGCCCGAGACTTTCTGGATCTCCGGCTTGTTGATGGTGGGCCATTCGCAACAGACGGTGCAGTCGCCGCAGCCGCGCCCCGGAACCAAGGTCATGCCGTCCCACATGGGCCGACATTGGCACCTTCTATAAAGTGTCGCCACCCTCCAGCGGCGAATAGCCCGCGGCCTGGCGTTTCTCGTTCACCGTCAGGAACGCAGCGTCGTTCAGCTTCTGCCACAGCGCCTGGCGCGCTTCGGCCAGGGCGTCCACCGCGTCGGGGTCATAGCCGACACGCAGGCCCTCGCCGAAGCGCGGCGCCAGCCAGCCGGTCAGCGCCGCGGCGGTGCGCGCCACCAGCGGCAGCACGGTCTGGCGCCAGAAATTGAGATTGGCCTCGGCATAATTCGAATAGGTGTTGTCGCCGGGAATGCCCAGCAGCATCGGCGGCACTCCGAAGGCCAGCGCGATCTCCCGCGCCGCCACCGCGCGGGTGTCCGCGAAATCCATGTCGGAGGGCGTGTAGCTCATCGCCTTCCAGTCCAGGCCGCCTTCCAGCACCATCGGCCGGCCGGCATTGGCTGCCCCCTGATAGGCGTCCTCCAGCTCGCGCTTCAGCCGGGTGAACTGGTCGTCGGTGAGGCCCGGCGCCCCGTCCGGCCCCTTATATATAAGTGCGCCGCTCGGCCGCGCCGCATTGTCCAGCAGCGCCTTGGTCCAGGCGGCGCCGGCATTGTGCACCTCGATGGCGGCGGCGGCGACGGCGACCGGCGACAGGCCGTAATAATCATCAAGAGGATGGAACAGGGTCGCGTGCAGCACCGGCAGGAAGCCGCCGGCATCGCGCGCCAGCCGCGTCGTCTGCCCGTCCACGCTGTAGTCATAGGCGGCGGGCCAGCCCCGCACCCCCGGCACCACCGCCATGCGATCGGGCCGCAGCACATAAAGCTCGCGCGGCACGCCCTCCAAGGTCACCGCTTCCAGATAGGCGTTGCCGGCGCTTTGCAGGAAGGCGTACCAGCGCTCGAACAGCGCCGGCCCGTCTTCTTGCGGATTGGGCCGCGCCAGCAGGGTAAGCAACGGATGGCTTTCCAGTTCCTGGGCGCCGTCATAGAGCAGCCAGGGCACCGAAGCCGCCGCCGTGGCGATCATGCGCACGCAGCGGTTGGCTACCGCGTTGCCCATCACCCCGATGCGGGCCAGGCCGGCGGTGTCGCGTGCGCCCCAGCGCGCCCCGCCCTGCAAGGACAGGGCGATGAGCGGGAAGCCGCTTTTGCGTTCACGCGGCGCGCGCTTGAGAAACTCGAACATCCCGGCTCCTTACAGTTTGCGCACGCGCGGATCGCGGCGCGGCATGGCGAACAGATCGGCCAGCGCCCACACCAGCGCATCCATGCGATCGGGGCTTTTGCGACCCCGCGCGCCGTCGTAATGGCACATCTGGTCTTCCAGTTCGGGGAATGCCCCCGCGTGATGCACCCGCCCCCGCTCATAAAGCGTGGCATAGGGCGC